CGGGCATGTTGACGGGGTCGACAATGCCAACGCCCATCAGAATAGCGCCCAGGCTTCCCCAGCTCGACGGCTCACGGATTCGGCCCCTCATTTTTGCGCCCCAGACGGACACATGGCCAGCTTGATTTCAGGACAGACCGGAAATGATGTGCATCCGGAGAGCAGCATCAGGATGACCAGGTAGCCGATGGCGTGATATTTCATTTTTGCTCCCACCACGTTTTGACATCAAAACACGGGCATTCCTTCAGCCAGTCGCGGCTGTCAATTTTCCCGTCTTTGTTCGTGTCGCCGAAGAAATCCCGGTGCCCCTGGATGACGGCTTTCGGGTATTTGCCATGCAGGCTCAGCAACAGGCTTTTGAGGGAGTCGAATTGATCTTGCGTGAAATTGTTCTTAGCTTTCCCGTCCGCATCAATCCCGCCGATGAGACACACGCCCAGGCTGTCGCGGTTGTGACCTTCGACGTGCGCACCCATCTTGTCTTCAGGTCGTCCGCGCTCAATCGTGCCGTCGCGCTTGATGACGTAATGGTAACCGATGCAAGCAAATCCGCGTTCGATATGCATCCGGTGGATATCGCGGACTCCCATCAATGCGGTGGGTCGCGTGGCGGAACAGTGTACGGCGATGAACTTGACGCCAGCCAATGCAGACAGCTTGCCGAGCGGTAACGCAATGGGGCAAGCGGTTATCTGCATGGTGGCCTCGGAATAAAAAACCCGGATGGCTTCGGGAAGGGGATGTTCAGATATTAGCCCTCGTTCGGAGGGTTTTGCAAGTCTGGCTTTTTTGCATCGCTGGCGAACGGAGTGCCAAGGCCAATCCATCTGCATCCACATAGTGGAATGGGGCAAACGCCGTAGCCAGGGCATGGCGGCTCATCCTGGCCGAACAACTCCGGCTGGATCAGTTCAGTATCGGGCGGCATGTCACCCTCGCAAAATACCATTTACGCCCTGCAATGCGGTCGTTGAGATGCTTGTGCATGTCCGCTGTGAAATCGGTTGGCATGGCGTGTTTAGACTCGAACTTGACCACATCCTCACGTATCAAATCCCCATCCTCGTACCGAATTACCGCCGTGACTTTCCAGTTATGCGGCTTCGCGCAGTATTTCGCGCATCCGTTTTCGTGACGGATCGGTCCTTCGATGCCGTCAGGTTTGACGACAAACGCGGCGAATGGCTGGTGTTGTAGTGGTTTTTTCATAGCTCTTCCCGCTCCCATCCTGCTCGGAATCCGCCCTGTTTCGGCCAGACAACAACGAGCGGGAACGGGAATTTTTCAGCGCAAACGCGCAGCTTCACTTTTGCGTCATCCTCAGCCCGATACCCTCCGGCAGAGTTGCGCGCCTTGACCTCGTGTATTTCAATGCGGCCGTCCGAGTACAGAACCATAAAATCCGGGTAGTAGTGACATTTTGCCGCTACCTTCAGCCCGATACACTCAAACCACCATAAAGCCACTTCCCCGTCTATTTGAGACGCTTTCAGGTGTTCGGCGTAGGCTGATTCGGTTTTGTTCATTTCCCCGGCTTTAAGGCGGCCTAGAACGCGATTCCGTGGCATTTGCCGCGCGTGGCTGCGGGATAATGTCATGGTTGCTCCCCGATATGCTCAAGCAATGCCTGTTCCGCCGTTTTCAGCGCGAATGTTCCAGCCGTGCACAAACTGAGATAGCAAAGCGACTCCCAGGTTTCCGGCGTGGCGTCGAGGATTTTCCGCAGCGCCTGGCGGCGGTATTCGTTCGGATTGACAATCCGGCCCTTGTGCTTGATCTCGTCGCGGATGTACCAGAGCGCCTTTTGCAGGTCTTGATCCGGCGCGCCTTTGTCGCGATGGCGGAAAATGTACTTGAACGCATTTCCCCGGTTAAAACTCAGATGGCGCGTAACCTGGATGCATTCGATTCCGCTCGGATGCCCGCAGTAGTGGGCGGGGTTGTTTACGGGATCGGTCATGATTGCGGCACTCCCCAATGATGTTTTTTAACCTGGTTCGTGACGTACAACTCAAGCGCGTCTGCTTTGCTGATTCCGTTGCGTTGCGCGTACTGGATGACCGTGTTGTTGCAAAGTCCGTATTTTTTGCAGTGCGACATCAGTGATGCAGTCTCTCCACGGAATACAAATGACTTGCAGTGCGGCTTGACGTACCCGTGGCGCTTGCACATGGCCATGACGGCCTGATAGCACATGCCGGCCTCTCGCCCCATAGCTTCCCATTTCATGTTGTTTCGTTCCGCCAGCTTCTGCAATTCCTCAGCCGGGGTCGTCCCGTTCATCATCGCCTGAACCTCTGCCCAATCGCGAGCCATGGCTAAATCCCCGTTGTTTTCTTGTCTGTTCAGTATTGCACTAGCATTATTCACCGTCAACCACTTTCCCTGTAATCCTCTCAAAAATAACCCGGCTGACGTACTCGGCAAATCCTACCGGGTCAGTCCTGGCCCGTTCGCGCATACCCTGCGCCGTCTTTTCGGACAGCGCCGGGCAATAGTGGCCCTGTTCGAGCTGGCAGAGTCGGCAGGTTACGAGGTGGTGATGGAGGCTCAATTGCTGACAATTGCAACTAGTCTAGATTTAACATCTGGCGTAAACCATGTTTTTTCGGAAAGTTGGCGCATCCAGTCGCGGCGTTTTTCCCCAATTCGCAAGTCAGAAACCGGAATCCAGTAAAACTCGGTTCCTTCTCGGATCTCCTTATTTCCGTCAAAAAAACAGACGCACCCGCCAAATATCCGCAGCGTTACTTTCATCTCAAAACCTCCCGTCCTGATTTTCAATATCCGCAAACCGGAACACATCGCCATGAAATCGGGTCATGAGCGTGCCTGTCGGCCCGTTGCGGTTCTTTGTGACGATCAACTCGGCAAGCCCCTGCGCTTCAGCGTTCGTCGGGTTATAAACCTCGTCACGGTACAGCATGATAATCACGTCCGCATCCTGTTCGATGCCGCCACAGTCGCGGAGGTCGCTATTCATCGGTCGCTTGTTCGGTCGGCGCTCGCATGTTTTCGACAGTTGCGACAGCACCACAGTCGGGCATTTGTACTCCATGCCCAGGCCCTTAATTTCGGCGCTGACCTCGGTCAAAATGTCGTTTGTCGTGCGGCGGTCGTCGCTGCGATTGCTCCGGGATTTCTGGAAATAATCAAACATCATCAGCCCGATGCCGCCATGCTGCCGGGCGATTCGGCGGCAGACTGCCCGCATGTCATTTGGCGACATGCTTCCCTGATCGCAGACCAGAAACTGCCGCGTCTTGATGTCGGCCGTGGCGTTTGACACTCGCTGATATTCGTCAGCCTCGAACCATCCGCGCTGTATCTTGCTCATCGGCACGCCGGAGCGCATGGCCAGCATCCGGTTGATAATCTGCCAGCTTGGCGACTCCATGGAAAATATCACGACCGGCAGCGGCTGCGAAAATAGCGCCGCCTCAGCGATGTTAAGTCCGTATGTGGTTTTCCCCATGCTTGGTCGTGCGCCCACAACAATCATGTCGCCCGACTGAAAGCCGTCTGTCCAGTCGTCCATGCCGCGTAACCCGGTAGCCACGCCGGACAGTTGGCCGGGCTTCCTGTCCATTGCGGCCGACATGCGGTCGAATGATTCCGCCAGCATCGACTTGCTGTCGTGTATCGGGATTTCGCGACCAATACCGCCACGAGCGGTCGATATGCCCAAGACTGCATCCTCGGCATCGCTCAGTAGCTCGGCGGCGGTCTTTCCGTCCGGGGCAAGGATGCTGCCCGCGATAATCTCCGACACGCCCAGCAGCTGCCGCAAGACGGACAGCTCGCGGATGCGTCCGGCATACGCTTCGATGTTGTGCGTGGTGGCGGGTGAGTTCTTGATGATCTCGCCCAGGTAATCATCGCCGCCCATCCTCGCATCAAGCCCGTGCGTTTTCAGGTAGTCGCTGACGGTCAGCGGGTCAACTGCCACATTCGACCCGTAAAGGCTTGCACAGGCCGCCCAGATGACGCGGTGGCGCTGGCTGAAAAAATCAACCTCCTGAATCACGTTACAGACTGCATCCCACCCTTCACCGTCCGACATGATTCCGGACAAAACCGCTTGCTCCAGGCTCAGGCTATGCGGTGTTTTTGGTGCATCATTGTTTTCCATGGAACAACTCCACCCGGTCGCGCTTGGCTCTTGCGGCCAATTCCGGATCTCGTGCGCCGCGCATATTCGAGAACGGCGGCGGGGTTATTATTGGTTTGTACAGGTCAAGCGGTGCCTGTTCGGTCGGCGGCTTGCTGGCTGGTTTGACAGGATTGCTCAGGCATCGTTGCGCCCACTTGACCAGCGCCCTGCACCATTCCGATTCTGTGCGCTTCTCGCCCTTCGCATGGGTAGCTTCCCGGTAGTCTCCAAGATGCCCCAAGACGGTTTCCAGCGTCAACGGTTTACCGGCGTGAATCTTTCCGTTGACGTACTTTTGCAGTTCAACAGGGT